GGATGAGAGAAATGATGGTGCATTACCCGATTTTGAAGGGGAGTTGATGAATATATGGCAATGACTGACTTATTCGGACGTGGATTCTTATATTCTGATGAAGGTTACGCGTTAGTAGCTGGAGATTTTCAAAACTTAGTATTTCAATCACCATTAGATGTTGATCTAAATGAAGGTTGTACTCAAACTTCACCAATCACTGATGTATATGATTTTGATTCAAGCAGTTATGTTACAATTGATTGGACTAATACTGGAGGATATTCATATTATAGATACGACTTAGGAGAAACTAGAACTATTCGTTCAGTAAATTGTACTTGTGCAGCAACTGGAACACAATCTACTACTTATACAGTAAAAATACAAGGTAGTCCAGATGATTCAGCTTGGACAGACTTAGATACAGTTACAGGATCAAAAGGTGGAGGAATTACATTACAATTAACTTTATCAGTAGCTGATGAAAGATACAGATACGTTAGATTCTATTTCAATAGTGTTCAAGATGCGTCAGCTTCATCATCAGGATTTTACATATATAACTTTGGGATTTACATATGAACGGACCAGAAAGAGATCAACTGCAAAAGGAAATCAAAGAATTACTTACACAAATGCTTACAAAGTTATCAGACATTGATAGCAATACTAAGAAATAGGAGAACAAAATGCCAGAAACAGACATCGGAAGTGTAGACTATACTAGTATGAACAGCATGACTGATTTTGATTATTCAGTAGATACTGCTACCACTGACGGTGCAGGAGATTCAAAAGAAACTGAATGGCAAAACTCATCATGGAGTTCTCAGTTAGGATACTATAAAGCAATACCTGAACTACAGGTAGCAATTGACGCAAAAGCAACATGGACAGTAGGGAAAGGTTTTAAGTCAGACCCTTTGACTCAATTAACACTTCTAAATATATCTGGATCAGGTGTGGATACTTTTAATACAATATTAGAAAACATGATTAGAACCTACAATATAGGTGGAGATGCTTTTGCAGAAATCATTAGAGATCCTAAAGGTAAGTTCATCAACTTAAAACCATTAGATCCAAGTGTAATGAAAATCATTGCAAACAAAAAAGGACTAATTGTAAGATATGAACAAACTTCTAAAATAATGAACAAGGCAATAAAGAAATTTAAGCCTGAACAAATATTTCATTTATCACGAAACAGAGTTGCCGATGAGATACATGGAGTATCACTTATCGACGCTGTCGAAAATATTATCTTGATGCGTAACGAAGCTATGGCAGACTATAGAAAAGTTTTACATAGAAACGTACAACCAGTTAGAATCTGGAATGTTGATACAGATGACACTGCAGAAATAAATGCATTCAAAACTAAAGTTGATACAGCAACAAGAGATCAAGAAAACATATTAGTTCCAAAAGGAACAGTTGAAATAGACCAAGCTAGCGTTTCACCCAACTCAACTCTTAATCCTCTACCTTGGATACAACAATTAAATATGTATTTCTTTCAAGCTACAGGAGTTCCTCAGATTATAGTAGGTGGCGCTCAAGAAATCACCGAAGCTTCCGCAAAAATAGCATACCTCGCATTCGAACAAACTATAGAAGAGGAACAACTGTATATTGAAGAACAAGTTCTTCTACAATTAAATCTAGAAATACAATTAGAATTCCCGGCAAGTTTGGAAAATGAATTACTTTCAGACAAAGCTAAAGGTGAGACAATGCAAGCAAGTACACCGGAAGATACACAGGTAACAAACACAGGGTTAGCCCCTGCTCAGGGGGTGCAGTAAATGGGATTCTTTGAAAACTTAATAAGCAGACTTAGAAATAGATTTCAGTCACCAGAACCAGAGCAAGCAGAACCTGAACAGAATTTTACACCTGTTCAAAATCAAACACCTGCACCGAGTCCTACACCGTCACCAACACCACAACAAAACTTTACACCAAATATTTCACAACCTCAATCTCAACCACAAGGTGGAGGAGGACCAGCACCAGTAGAAATATCACAACCAACACCTACTGCACCGACTGGACCAGCAATTTCAACACCAGCTGGTTTAGGAGAATCAAACTTCACACCAACAATTGCTAGAGATCCTTACTCATTACCTGAAGGAGAAGTTTCACCAGAAGAAGCAGTATCATTTTATCAAGCAAATCCAGATATAGCTCAAGAAAGAGGAGTTGGAAGTGGTGGAGCTGCACCAATTACCCCAATGGATGTAGCAAGTTTAGTACCTGTAGGTGGATTAGTAGGAACAGGAGCTAAAGTTTTAGCAAAATTAGTAGCTGGAAAAGCAGCAAGAACTGCAGCAACTAAAGCAACATGGACAAGTTTTGTAACTAGGATGAGTTCAAAAGGTCAAAAAAGTATGAGCACTGGTTTAGTTGATGATGTAACAACTGCAGCAGCGAGTGGTGCTGATGATGCACTAAAACCAATATATAATGAATTAGGTGAATTTACTGGATACCAAGCAAATACAGTTATAGGAAAATTACAAGCTAATGGAATATACCAAGCAGCTAGAAATATAGGTGCAAGAAATCCATTATTAGTTACAGGAATGATTTTAGGTTTAGCAGGTTCTTCATTAGGAACAAGAGGAACAGTATTATGGGGAAGAGGAGATTTACAAGATATGCTTCCTTTCACAAGAGAAGATCTTATAGAAGAAGGTGAATTCGAATTAGCTGAAGAAGCTAGACTATTAAATGAAGAAATTTCTAATCCTACATTATGGGCTGAAATACATTCATTTATTCCAGGTATAGGTCTAGAACAAATAGATAGACAAAAGCAACAATCAAATGAAATTAGAAATAAACTATTAGATATTCAACAAGCTAATGCAATTGCAGCTGAAAATGAAGATCCTAACCAAACACTTCTAAATCCTGAATATGATACAGAAGCATGGTGGGCAAAAAAAGCAGCTGAAGATGCTATAGCAGAAGAAGAAAGAAGAGCATATGAAGAAGGTCAAGATCAATTAGCAGAAGATAGATCTGAAGCAAATAGATTATTTTGGGAAGAATACCAAGAAGCACAAAATGCTCAGGCAGAAGCAGATAGATTATATTGGGAAGAAAGAGATGCTAGACAAGCTGAACGAGATGCTGAAGAAAGAGCATATTGGGAAGCATTCTATGCTGAAAGAGATGAAGCAAGAGAAGATTCAGCTCCAAGTAATCTAAACTTCGGGAGTCTCTTCTAATGCAAGAACTACTATTAACATATGGTCCACTGGGAATGTGGACAGCAATGTTACTCTATGAGAGATATAGATTTAATAATCGAATGGAAAAAACTGTAACAAATAATACTATAGCGCTTACAAAATTTCACGAGGTAGTACAAAAATGCAAGAAGTAAAGAAAAATGAAAAAGAAAAAATACAAGAAACAGACGCTATTAAAGAAGCTAAAGAAGTTCTGGAAGCAATTAAAACAGAGAATAAAAAAGCTGAAGCTTTAAACAAAGAAACAAAAGAATTAAGAGTTAGAGATATTCTTTCAGGAAAATCTGAAGCAGGTATAGCACCAGTCGTAGAAGAAGAATCAGCAAAAGATTATGCAGAAAAAGTAATGAATGGTGAGGTAGAATTAAAATGATTGAACATGAAGAACTAGGAATGAAAGTGGCAGAAGATAAAGAAGAAGAGTTAATAATCCAAACTATTGAAGCAATGGAAAAAAGTCAAAGGGATTTAGAATTACAGTTAGAATTGCTAAGCATTAGTTTAATTTACTTGAAAAAGAAAAGGAAGCCTGAAACACCTGCTAAAGCCGAATAAGGGATATATTTAAATAGATCCTTACCCTTATAAATAGCATGGCACTCGAAACTACTTTAGTATATGAAACGGGCGTTCCGATCCCGTTCACTTGCGCAGATGGCGTAGGTATCGAAAAAGGTGCAGTTCTATTATTAACAGATCCTATGACTGCAGCCACAACAACCGGAGACACAGATGAATGTGCAGGAATTGCTGCAGAAGAAAAAGTTGCAGATGATGGTAAAACCAAAATCGCAGTTTACAGAGAAGGAATCTTTAAAGGATTCGCTGGTGCAGCTGGAGTAACAGCTGGTATGGGTATTATTACTGATACAGCAACTGGTGCGGCTAACGAATTAGTTAACGCCGACGTAAATTCTGAAGCACTTGTTGGAATTGCATTAGAAACAGCAACAGATACTCAGTCATTCTTATTCGAACTGAAACCAATAGGGTTGAACCTAGCTTAGGAATATAGAAAATGGCAGATACAGCAGGACAAGCAGATATAAGGGGAATCGACATCAACAAATTAGTTGAAGGTTTCGCAGAAGAAGGCATAGTTTTAAAGAATTTTTGTAGAGTAACAAAAGCTGGAGCAAGAGAACTTAGATGGTATCAAAAGACAGCTGGTTTTTTAACAGGACCAACAACTACAGGAATTACAACCACATTAATTAACAACACAGATTCTAAATCATTACCAGTAGCTATCGAACCAAGTTACACAAGGACAACATCTTATGTAAAGAAATACTTTGCAGAAAGTCCTTTGATCTCATTGGAAGATCTAAACGATAGTGATCCAGATGTATGGGCTGACATGATTAAAGACATTGCAAGAGCAGTGAACTATCAAGTCGATGCAAGAATCTACACAGTTATGACTGCAGCTGGAGCTCAAACAGGAGCAGCAACCGCAGATGGTTGGGATGACACAGCGACTGGAGATCCAATTTTAGATCTAACAACAGCTGAGCAACAAATCAGAGCACAAGGTTATGACACAAGTGGATTGGTTTTATACATAAACTCAATCGAATACAAGAACTTAATCAACTGGGTAATTTCAGTTAAAGGTTCATCAATTCCAGCGTTCTCAAGTGAGAAAGTTAAAACAGGAGTTATGATGGAACTACTTGGAATGAAAATAGTTGTATCAGAAAATGCAACAACTGATCAAGCAGTAGTATTTGTTCCAAACAAAGCAGTAACATGGAAAGAATTCATGCCACTGTCAACTGCAGTGATTGACGACCCAGGAATCGGTAAAAAAGTTCGTGTATGGGCAGAAGGAGAAGCAATTAGACCTAATCCAAATGCAGTATATGTAATAACTGACACTGTGGTATAAAAATGACAGTAAAAACTTGCCTTAAATGGGCAAAGAAACACGGAAACTTGGGTAACTCCCAAGAATCCCTTTTTTATTTAAATAGGGCTAGAGACAAAGTCGCAAAGTATTCCGCATATAACGGAATGGAAATTGTAGGTTTTGAACTTAAGAAAAAAGAAGCTCCAAAACCTAAAGTTGTAAAAAAAGTTAAGAAAAAGGAGAAAGAAGATGGGAAGAAATCAAAGGGATGAACCAACTCATGCAGTCATTACCGATTCAACTGACACTTCAGCTACAGATCAAAAAGCAGCACCTAATGCGTGCATTGATGCTTTACA